ATACGATATGGCGCTTCGCCTTGATGACGATCTTTACAAAGAGACGTTGGCAAACGAGCGTACAGCCGTAAGCAAGAAAGAAGATGCCAAGCGTAAGGCGGCTGTCGATAAAGCCAAGAAAACGCGTCCTTCACAGTCTACCGCGCCCCCAAAGGGTACGGTATTGGCAAACGGTCTTGACGACATTTTACGCGATACGATTAACACTGCCAGAACGTAAGAGTTACTGCTGTTGCCCCATGATGGGAGCAAACAGAAATGGCTACCTCTCCAAATAGTACCTATACGGAGATCGTAACCACTACGCTCGCTGGTTATTCCAAGACGATGGCCGACAACGTGACGAACAACAATGCGTTGCTTCGCCACATCGACTCAAAGGGCAACAAGTCCCCGGCGACTGGTCGAACCATCGTTCAGGAGCTTGAGTACGCTACGAACTCGACAACCAAGTGGTATTCGGGTTACGAGGTGCTTGATACTTCAACCAGCAACGTGTTCACCGCTGCCGAGTTTAATTACAAGCAGTTGGCGGGCAACGTGGTTATCTCCGGTCTTGAGCAAGTCGAGAACTCCGGCCCAGAGCAGATTTTCAATCTTCTCAAAAGCCGTATTCGGAACCTTGAAAAATCGCTCAAGAACACGATGGCGACTGCGCTTTATGCAGACGGCACCGGAACTGATTCCAAGGAAATTGGCGGGCTACAGCTTGTCGTTCCCGGCACCGTGGGTAACACGGTTGGCGGTATCAACAGTGGCACCTACACGTTCTGGAAGAATCAGGTGTATGACTTCTCGACGGAAACCGTCACTGCTTCCGCTACCACAATCCAGACGGCCATGAATACCTTGTGGCTTGCCTGTATCCGTGGTGCGGATCGTCCTGACGTGATTGTCGGTGATACCAACTACTTTGGTTTCTACTGGTCCTCACTTCAGACGAACCAGCGGTTTACCTCTGATGAGTCGGCGTCGGCTGGTTTCATGAATCTGATGTTCATGGATGCACCGGTCTACTACGACGATCAGTGCCCGGCGAACAAGATTTACATGCTCAACACGGACTATCTCTTCCTCAGATATGCGGAAGGCCGTGAGTTTGTGCCTCTTGGCGAGAAGGCTTCCGTAAACCAAGACGCTCTTGTCATGCCTGTTGCATGGGCCGGAAATATGACGGTCAGCAATCGCGCACGGCAGGGCGTCATTCAAGCCTAAGGAGGACTTAATGCCTTATACATCTCAATCAGCGATTGGCATTGACTTCGATGGCGGGACTGAAGCAACCCCGTCGCAGGCTCTTGGAACCAGAATGGTAGGAACCGATGCTTCTACTTGGCTCTACGTCACCGCAGGCAGCGCCGTTGCCCAGTATGACGTGGTTGCCGTGACGGAAGCGTACTCTGCCGTTCCGATTACCAAGGCTCTAGTCGATACCGGTGAATTGATTGCCGTAGCGCCCGAAGCGATTACAAGTGGGCAATACGCATGGGTTCAGTTGAACGGGGTTTGCACGATCAACGTCTTGGCAAGTGCTGCCGCAGATGTGATCCTGTACTCTTCAGCAACAGCCGGAAGCCTTGATGATACCGCCACTTCTCATACGAGAGTTGACGGCATCAAGCTAACCACGGCTCGTGGCGGCACGGCGGGAAGCGCACCTGCCATCGCCTCGTATCCGAAGTCGTTTGTAATCTAACTGCAAAGGGAGTGCGGGGGCGTAAAAACCCCCGCACAACTGCTTATGAGCAATATCAGGATCGAGTTTCTACCCGGTGAAGGTGACGGGCCGGACTTGGTTGAAATCCGTCGAGTCGGTGATCCAAACACTGTTCTTTACAAGGTGACGGAAAAGGCTGAATGGTTGGAAGAGCATTTCCCTGCTGAACTCGCGGCCTATCAGAAAAGCGGTGGGAAAGTTGCGGATGCTATCAAGCCAAGAGGTGCCGAATTAACGACACTAAAAGGAGTCGGCCCCCGACGAGCGCAGACTCTTATCAATCAGGATGTAAATACTGTTGAGCAGCTTGCCGAGCTATCGGACGCAAGTGTTGGAAGCCTCGGTGCCGGGACGGTGGATTTACGCAAACAAGCCCGTGACTATCTTGCCGAGCAGTCCGGTCAATCACCAAGGCAGGTTATTGGATGACATTACTCACGATATGCCAAGACGCAGCCAAAATCATCGGGATAACTGCGCCTGATGCTGTAACTGCATCAACGGATACGTCTGTTATCCAGCTTGAGGCGTGCGCGAATCAAGAAGGCCGCGCCCAAGTCCAACGGTATAAGTGGGAAGTTTTAATAAAAGAAGGAAGCCATACGACTCTGGCTGCTGAAAGTCAGGGCACGATGGTTTCGATTGCGAGCGACTTCGGGCGCTTTAGCAACAACACAATGTGGAACCGCACGACAGACAGAACCTATTACGGGCCGATTACCGGCTCCGAATGGCAGCGTGTTCTAGCGGTTGTCAGTGGTGGAATTACCAATTATTTCCGCATTCGTGGCGGGTTGCTGCTTATGCACCCGACGCCCACGGTAGGGCAAAGCGTAAAGTTTGAATATCTGTCCAAGAACTGGGTGGATACGTCCGGTGGCTCTACCGCCAATGCGGACAAGTTTAGCGGCGACTCGCAGACTACTGTTCTGGAAGAGGAACTGGTTATTCTGGGTGTCGTCTGGCGGTTCTTGAAGATCAAGGGACTGCCGTTCCAGCAGCAGTTCATGGAATATCAGTCCCGTATTGAAGAATACAGCGGACATGACGGAGCGAAACCGATCCTGCGTATGGGCGGCCCCAACAGGGCTATTCTTGCGCTCAACGTGCCGGAAGGTAACTACGGCTTATAGAGGAGATTGAAATGCCGCAAGGAACAGGAACATATGGCAGCAAAGTAGGCCGTCCACCAAAACGATCTAATCCACCAACACCTCCTGTTAATTTGAAACAACCACGACAAGGAACAAGAGGTCCAACAAATCCTAATGAAATGTCTCGTACTTTACGAGCAAGAAAAGCGGTTAACGATAAAGGAAATTCTCGAAATCCTAAACCGGTATGTACTCTGGGCGGCCCTCCAAAGTAAGGCATCTAAATGGCGCGTGATATATACGGCGAACTGCTCTCACGGGCGCTGAGCAGAGGCGCACCGCAAGGGCATTTTGCTGCGTACATTACACCGCAGGAAGGCGGTGCCCTGCGCTCTATGGGCGGGGGCGTTGCTCCCGGCGGTGGGCAGTATATGGCTAATGGAATTCCCAGTTTTCAAGGAGAATCGGGGGATTATGATTCAAGCACCGGAGATTATGGGGCACCGGATGCGACTGGTTCCACAGGAAGTGGTGCTGGTAGCGGCGCAAGCGGCGGCGGCGATGATGACAGCTTTTCGATGACGGACGATATGTTTTCGGCGGCGGCGATGCGTGGTCCTCAGACTGCTAGCCGGACTGGCGGAATGCTTGGTGCTGAGATAACTGGGCCATTAAATGTGCAGGCGGCTCTTAATATGGCTCAGATTGGCCGGAATGAAAGAAATAAAAATGCCGACGGCACTCTCACTGATATTGGGAGAGCGGCTGTGAATCTAGGTATCAGTAGGGGCGGTCTTGGTTCTGAGTCTCCTGGTGCTACCCTTGCGAATAACAATCCTGGCGCGACCATTGATCAGGTGGCCTCTGTAAACCAACATTCATCTCGAACGGGCGGTTATTCGGTAAACGATCCGTACAGTGATGTGTCTGTTCCGGCTGGAATGAACATGGGGATGATTCCTGCGCTGGCAGGCACCATAGCCGGGTTTGGGCACCCCGCTATAGGGCTGGGTCTGATGGCTGGATACCCTACATTGGGGAGCATGGCATTAAACGCCGCTAGAGCGGACACAGGAATGATCGGATCAGCCATGAGAGGATTTCAAACTAATATCACTGGTCCTATTAACGAAGCATTTGGTGTTGTCACCCAACCTATAGGGCAGTTGGGCAACTTTCTTGGAAGCGGCGTCAGGGCCGGTGCATCTGCTGTGGGTGACTTCCTTAATGAAAATGTTGTTGATCCCCTTGGGGGGTTCGCCACCGGTTTAGGAGAAGATATCACCGGGGCGTTACCGGATTTACCGGGTTTACCGGGTTTTTCTCTAGGAGATGTCCTTTCCCAAGGTGAGACGCCAGTTGGCACCTTCCAAGGCCCCCAGACAGGGGGGAATCAGGAGGTATATGTTCCACCGCAACCTGCGCCTATAACGGAGCCGTTTGTTTCCGATAATACGGAAACGCAATCTGCAAATATACCGCCGGAGATTCTGGCTAGGATACTGGCTAATGAGCAGTCCGGCCGAGAACGGATAGGATTGGCGTAATGGCTACTTCTCCCGTCGCCATGACAGCCCAGAGCAACGCAGTGCCATCGCCTATTGGCGGCTTGAACACTCGTGATTCTGTCGATCTGTTGCCAGAAACCGATGCTATCCGCTTGGATAACTTCTTTCCGGCGCGTTCCCATGTTCAGGTGCGCAACGGTTACGACGATCATGTCACCGGGCTGCCGTCCACCGTTCAGAGCTTGATGGTTTACGCCAGCGGCACGACAAGCACGATGTTCGCCGCAAGCGGCGCTGCTGTCTACGACGTAACCAGTGCCGGTTCAGTCGGCTCTGCTGTCATCACCAGCCTGTCCAACGCCCAGTTCCAGTGGGTGAATATGACAACTTCTGGTGGATCGTTTCTGTTTATCTGCAATGGGGAGGATGCACCGCGTCACTGGAACGGTTCCGCATGGGCCACGCCGACACTCGGTAGCATAACCGCTGCTAATGTTATCAATGTTGAAGTCTACAAGGAGCGGTTGTTCTTTGTCCTGACGAACAGCCTGACATACGGCTATTTGCCGGTGAACAGCGTGGCCGGAACGGTTGCATCCGTCAATCTGGGCAGCGTGTTCAGCAAGGGCGGCAAGATCATGGCGATCAGCACATGGACACGCGACGGCGGTTCAGGCCCGGACGACAATATTCTGTTCTATACGGATCAGGGCGAGATCGCCATGTACAGCGGCACTGATCCGTCTGACGCCACGAAGTGGAGCCTTGTAGGTGTTTACACGGTAGGGCGTCCCATAGGGCGTCGGTGTATGCTTAAAGTGGGTTCTGATTGCTATCTGGTAACAGAGAACGGCCTATTGCCCATGACGCAGGTTCTGGGCACTGGTGAAGCTGCTCCCAATCGCGCTATCAGCGACAAGATCAGTAACAGCTACAACGACTCGGTTGTCACCTTCAAGGATAGATTCGGGTGGCAGGGAGTTGTCTATCCTAAGGGGGGATACGCAGCAGTGAACGTCCCCAGTTCTACAGATGGAAATTTCATCCAGTATGTGGTCAATCTGGATACGGGATCGTGGGCTAGATTTACCAATCAAAACGCTTACGTCTGGGCGGTTTACAATAGCGATCTATATTTTGGCGGTGACACCAAGGTTCATAAGGCGGATAGCGGTACGGATGACGCTGGCTCTGCCATAGAAGCAGTTGCCAAGACGGCCTTCATATATTTTGGCGGCAGAAGTGGCCCCAAACGGTACACAGCAATCCGTCCCGTTATGGCGAGTGACGCTGATCTGGAGGTAAGCATCGGCTTTGATACGGACTTCAGAGATGGCACAACCACATTCACGCCCAGCACGACATCCAGTATTGCTTCGGCTTGGGATACAGCAACGTGGGATGCTGCAACGTGGGGTAGCCCGATAACCACTCAGCAGGCATGGTTCAGTGTTGCGGACATTGGCTGGAATGCCGCCGTGCGTGTTAGAACCAGCACTACCCAGCAGTCCGTGAGGTGGCTGGCAACGGATGTCCGTTATGAAATCGGTGTCGGCTTATGATGAGTGATTACATTTGGGATTTGCTGGAACCCGCTACAGAAGGGTTCGAGTGTGTTAATCGGGAAGAAGTCCAGCAGGGTTTGGATGAAGGTGAATTTACGCTTTTTGAAGGTTTGGAATCTGCTGCTGTGACGTGTGCCTTTGGAGATTCTTTGAGGATTGGACTGGCTGGTGGCAATCTATTGGAGCTTAAAAAGATAGAGGAACAAATCTGCGACTTTGCCAAGGCGCGGAACTTCCGGTTTTTAGAGATTATTGGACGCCCCGGCTGGGAACGTGAATTAACTGATTATAAACGAACAGCGGTGCTTTTAAGAAAGGAGCTAGGTTATGGGCTTCATTAGAGACATGTTCAGCAGCCCTGAACCGCCACCTCCCATAAATTATGGGCAGTTACAGCAAGATCAACGGGGTTTGGATGAAGAAGCCGCACGCCGCCAAACGGCTCTGTCACGTCCTGATCTTGTTACGCCGTACAGCACCACGACGTTTCGGGAGACTGCGCCAGATCAATATCTTCAGACTTACAACCTAGCGCAGCCCTATGAAGACTTGCGGGTACAGGAAGCAGGGCTGCGAGGCGGCTTACAGGGTTTGGCAGAACAGCGTCTTGGGCAGATCGACAGAGGAGCCTTCACTACAGCAGGGTTACCGGGGGAGCCAGCGCCGTTTACCTACGATCAATTTGGCGAACAGCCAACGTATTCAACAGCCGGTGCGAGCTATGAACTGCCGGGATACTCTGATCTCAACACCTACACGACGGGTGCGGCGGATAGCTTCTTCAACAGGGCCACTGCGCGTCTGAACCCGCAGTTCGATAGGGCGGAGACGGCCTTGCGGACGCAGTTGATCACCTCTGGCATCCCAGAGGGTTCCGATGCTTACAATCAGGAACTTCGACTGTTCCGCGAGCAGAAGAATGATCAATTGGCCGATCTGGCAAGCCAATCCGTATTCCAAGGACAAACGCTGCAATCCAACATACTCGGCAACATATTGCAGGGCCGTGGACAGCAGCTACAGGAACTGGGCACTGAGTTCGATGTAGCGACGGGCCAGAGGGGCCGGGAAATCTCAGAAGCGCAGAGCCAGTATGCACTTGCGCAACAGGCTAGAGACAGGGCGATAGCGGAACGCCTTCGTGATCGCCAACAGCCCATGAGTGAATTATCAGCGATGATGACGGGGTCGACTCCATTCACTCAATCGGCGGCAGCAGGCCCAGGATCACTTGCCCCTGTGGCGGGGCCACCTCCGGCTGATCTCGGTGCTTTGGCGGCAGCGCAACAGTCCGACAGGCTTGCTAGGTTCCAAGGGGCGCAACAGCAACAGGCCACGGCGCTTGGCATACCGACGACGTTGCTGGCCGCAAGTCTGGGAGCGCGAGGCTGATGGCATTCCCACCAACAGGACTGTTCCGCCCTGATCCGCGCATAAAAAGGCGGAGAAGATTTGCTGATACGTTACAGACTCAAGCGTTAAGGCCAATACAGGCCCCCGCCAACCCGTATGGGTTTAATCCTTTGGCCGAAGCATTGCAACGCGTTACAGCGGCCTATGGGGGCAGCATGGCATCGTCAGCAGCAGATCAACGGGAAGCGGCGCAGAGGGCGGCACAGGCTCAAGTTATGGCTCAGTTGCTGAAAGTAGGAGGTGCTAGGCCGGATCAGCTTATTCAAACGCAAATGCAAGAGCCGGGGCCGGGGGCCATGATGCGGACCCAGTATTCTATCGGAAATGATGGGGCGCAGATATCTACCCTCGATCCAGCCATAATGAAAACTGCTGGCCTTGATCCAGCTATGTATCAAACGGCTCTGGCTGCTGCCAAGGCGCAGGGAGATACGCTCACTCAGGCGGGGCTGGAACGGGATATTAAGAATCGTCTTGGCGAAGTGGGGCAGAAACTTGCCAACGATCGTAATAATCCTGAGTTGTTTGCGGAAGTCCAACGGCTTCGCTCCTTATTGGACCCAGCAGGCTTTGCTACAGAGGCAACCGAAGCAGAACGGGAAAGAGTTAAAACTGCTGATATAAGAAAATATCAAGCGGGGCGTACTTTCGACGAAAGGGCGTACAAAGCGTCGTTAAAGGAGGATGAGCTAGAACGATATGTTGCTAACCGGGAAGAGGATAGAGCGTGGACGCTAGAAGATAATGCTACCGCTCGAAGAGAAAAGTTAGCTGACCGAAAGGCCGCAATAGAGCAAGAGATGGCACGGGCAGCGCGGGACAGAAATTATAAACAGGTGGACGCACTAAGAGATAGAGCGTCAAAACTTAACGACGATATCGCCGCCGAGGGCCGAAAGATTATAGATGCTTACGATTTTACATTAGACAAAAATGTTAAAATTCCACGCAGCGAGTTTGACAAAAATCCCTCTAACTACGGCCCCAAAGGTTCCGTAGAAGCACTATCAAAGTCATGGGTAACAGTAACAAATAATGAGGGGGAACAAGACAATCTATACCTGACAGACGCCGAAATAGAGGCGCGTTTTAAGGCAGGAGACTCGATAGATAAATTCATTTCTCCGGCCAGAAGATTTCAGAACGGGGACATTTGGGAAGAGGGTGGAAAGATTCTTGGACGGGCTGTTTTCGATAGATGGACAGGCGACAAATATATTCCCGTGTTGGTGGACGGGAAAATAGTAAACAAAGCAATACCGCCGGAGGCAGTGCCAAGAACAGAGAGTTCACTAAGCGTAGGCATACCAAGTTTTAGTCAATTTAAGAAGGTAGCCGACGCTACTGTTGCTGATGAAATCCAGATAAAAGCGTATGCGCGGTACATGAAAAACCAAGGGGACGCAAATGTTGGCGTTAGACGCTTGGCTGATGATCTGGTTGTCTATTACAAGACGTTTTTTGACGACAAATCAAAAGAAATGAATCTCACTAAAAAAGAACTGGCTCTTAGAATAATGAAAGGGCAGTTGCAAGGGCTTTTGGGAGGAGCGAGGGTTATTACAGTTGGTCCCGGCGTTATGACGGAACAGGATGCGCTGCGTGTTTTGCAGAACCTTGGCGGCGATGTAACTTCGCTACAGAATCCAGAGGTGGTGGCGGCACAAATAAGCCGTATGTTCCATGACAAAGCGCGAGATTATCAAAACAATTTGAAGTTTTATAATTACAGCGTACAACAACAATATTCGCGCCGGGGGTTCGAGGAAAAATCAAGTATTCTGGATCAGATTGATCCCGAACTGTTCAAACCAGAAGTTTTTCTTGGCGCTCCCGTAGAGGATGTTAATTCTCAGGGCGGGCTTACCAAGCAATCTCAGTTGCCGCCCTCTGAGCGTATTTCTAGAATGTCTCAACAAGAATTACTGGCTATTAATAGAAAGTCTTTGAGTCGTTCTGATCTTGAATTGTATATTGAAGCCTTAAGAAACCTTAAATAAGGGATCGTTCTATGGCTACAGAACCAGTTTCTGCCCCTCAAGACGACGATGTAGATGTAGCTATTGCTCTTGCAGAGGCGCAGCTTCTGTTAATGGGTTCAGAAGAAGGACAGGGAGACGGGGGGGATAAAGTGCCGCCTCCGCCACCAGACTCTGGCTCTCCGATGACATTATCTGATCGTGCTGAAGATGTAGTCGGGCTTGATCCAGAAGTAGAACGCTTGTCTGTTGTGCCCTACCCAAAGGGAGCCTTAGAAGGACAGGATGGGGGCATCGATTGGTTGGATTGGGTTGCCCCTCAAATTGTCGCGGACATGACTAAATCGGCACTTTTGCCGGGCCATGTCGCGCAGGGGGGTGACTATAACATAGAGGACATTGTTAAGTTTACTTTGGATTACGCCATACCCGGCGCACAGGCTAAAGCTAAAACCAAGAAGGCTTCTGATAAAGAGGTTATCGAATCTGCGCCCGAAACCGAGGCATTAAGGCTGGAGGGGGGGAGGCTATTAAATCAAGCTCGTCGCAGTGGGGCAAGGCTTGAAGAAGATGATGTTATGAGGTTGCTTTACATCCTAGAAAAAAAGGCAGACCTAGAAGGACTTGCGGATACACAGCTTCATCCAGCCACGATATCGGGGTTAAAATATGCCACCAACCGACTAATAAATTCGGGCGGAGATATGCGCTCTGTTATGCTTGCCAGAAGAAATTTGGGCGCTGCGGCAAAACCGACACTAGGCAGTAAGGACGATGATTTAAGAATAGCCCGAGAGTTGAGGGACATATTTGATGGTTTTATAGAAAAGAGATTGTCCGACCCTAGAGTTGCTGCAAAAACAAAGCGAGGGCGAGCTGTATGGGCAAGGATGAAACGCGCTGAATTAATTGAAAACATTATAGCAAAAGCAGAACTTGCTGGCGCAGGGCTTGAAAAAGGGTTGCAAGCCGGATTTAGAAGCCTATTAAACAATAAAGCCAAACTTAGAGGGTTTAGCGACGAAGATAAGGCGGTTATGAAACGCATCGTAAAAGGTGGAACAGCAAAACAACTTATGGAATTTGTGGGTAAATTTTCTTTTTCAAGTGGCGCGTTGCGGGGCGCTGTAGGCGCAGCGTTTGGGGGTGCTGTAGCTGGCCCAGCGGGGGCTGTTGCGGCACCTGTAATTGCCCAAGGGTCTAGAATGGCGGGGAGTGCGGCGGCTGCTCGTCAAGCAGAACTTGCTAGGGCGCTTGCCGCCAGCGGTAGTCGCGGAGCGCAAACTGTAATCAGGAGGCCGATAGCTCCGCCTATTGCTGGAGCTTTGCTGCCTAATACTCAGAATGCCCCCTTGGACATTCAAAATATGTACAATCCAAGAACAGGGCGCGGAGCCATATAAGGAGACTGAATAATGCCTTGGAGCGGTGGAGCTTTTACACGAACGAACGGTGTTCACACGGGAGCCACCGTGTGGGCGCAAGATCGTGATGCCGGAACCAAGATACTGGC